GGGGACACCATTTATCAGTTCGCTCCCATCCGTACCAGTCCGCAAAATCCCCTGAATACCAAGACTTCCGTAGATTCACAGTTCGTAATGGTTCGCGTCAGATCGTTGACAGCCGCACTCCATGACGGGTAAAAAGTGGATAAAATAATTTTACCCACCGGATTTTTACCCATGCTCACCGTTAAGCAGATTGAAGCAGCAAAGCCGAAAGAAAAACCATACCGCCTACTCGATGGTAATGGCCTGTACCTTTATGTCCCTGTATCAGGGAAAAAGGTATGGCAGCTTCGCTACAAGATTGACGGTAAGGAGAAAATCCTGACCGTCGGAAAATATCCGCTTATGACTTTGCAGGAGGCAAGGGATAAAGCATGGACCGCGAGGAAAGACATCTCGGTTGGCATCGATCCGGTAAAAGCGAAAAAGGCTTCGTCTAACAACAATTCCTTTAGTGCGATTTACAAGGAATGGTACGAGCACAAGAAGCAAGTCTGGTCAGTAGGCTATGCAACTGAACTTGCCAAAATGTTTGATGACGACATTTTACCCATCATCGGCGGTCTTGAGATTCAGGATATTGAGCCGATGCAACTGCTGGAAGTAATCCGCAGATTTGAAGATCGCGGTGCAATGGAGCGAGCCAACAAAGCCCGCAGAAGATGCGGAGAGGTTTTCCGTTACGCTATTGTCACCGGAAGGGCTAAATATAACCCGGCACCTGACCTTGCAGACGCCATGAAAGGATACCGCAAGAAGAACTTCCCGTTTCTTCCTGCAGACCAGATCCCGGCATTCAACAAAGCACTGGCAACATTTTCAGGAAGTATCGTATCGCTTATTGCGACTAAAGTTTTACGCTACACCGCCCTAAGAACGAAAGAACTTCGTTCCATGCTATGGAAGAACGTCGATTTTGAAAACAGGATTATCACCATCGACGCCAGTGTGATGAAGGGACGCAAAATTCATGTGGTTCCTATGTCAGACCAGGTAGTTGAACTTCTCACTACGCTAAGCTCAATCACTAAACCAGTATCAGAGTTTGTTTTTGCCGGTCGCAATGATAAGAAGAAGCCAATCTGCGAGAATGCGGTACTGCTTGTGATCAAACAAATCGGCTATGAAGGTCTGGAAAGCGGTCACGGATTCAGGCATGAATTCAGCACGATTATGAACGAGCACGAATGGCCTGCTGACGCTATTGAAGTGCAACTGGCACATGCCAACGGCGGATCTGTGCGCGGGATTTACAACCATGCTCAGTATCTCGATAAGCGCAGGGAGATGATGCAGTGGTGGGCTGACTGGCTTGATGACAAATGAAATAGCTAACACTTAAATGATAACTAATGGAACAGAACATTGTAATCTAATGATTATGTATACTGCATCCATCTTTTCCCGCCATGACAAGTTTTTGTTTATGGTATAAATTCTCTGCACAGAATCCTCTTATGTCAAAATCACTCTTAACACATTTGAGATAGACGTGCTAACTATCAATGACTATATTGAGTTGATTTCGTTAGCAAACGAATATTTTCAAGCTGGTTTTAACTTTGCATAAGAAACTTTCTTATGTAACAATGTTGATTTGTCAAGGAAATAAAATGATATTAACATGAATGGCATAAATACAAAGTATGATGCAAATTGTAAGTTAGCCACATGCATTCGTGATTGCTGTATTAATAATTTCGTATGTTTATGTTTTTTTAAAACTATTCGGAAATAAAAATGAGCGATAGTGAATTTTTCAGTTTTATATTCACACACTGGATTGGTTACATGCTATTAACCTTTCTTTGCGCGTTCTTATGCTACAAAGCAATAAGAAAAACAACCTATGGAATAATAGATCCAGCGCACTACTTTTTCGCCTTCGGTTCTGGAACTGCATATTCAGTTGTCATAATTCTATATCTTTACGGGTACATAGACGATTACCTAGCCATAATGGTACTACTTAACTTTATTATCCTTGTTATAACATGGAGATTTTCATTTAGTCTAAACATAAAGCCAATAGCTGGTCTTAGAAACGCTCTTTTCAGAGAGGTAGACAGCAACTATAAATTTTCATTTAAGATTATTTTTGTTATGTATGTTGTATTAACAGCGTACTATTTATTAAATGTTTCATTCTCTTCGTTTGGTGAATCAAGGTTTGAGGCAAATAAAGGTCTTGGAGTAATTGTAAGAATACTAGATGTTGTGCGATTGTTATTGTCAGCTATGCTGGCTATAAATATATACAAAACAAAAAATAAGTTAAATAGAGCAATTATTATATTTTTTGCAATTTTAGTGGCTGTTATTGCGTCTTTTGTGTCAGGTGCTAAGTTCTCTCTTCTTGAACACGCGCTAGTATCAATAGCGGCAATATATATATATTCAGGTGTGTCTCCAAGAATAAATTTAAAGTTCTTGGCAATCAGTCTCGTATCTTTTTCAGCCATGATTGCATATGTTCTTTATATTTTGACGTTTACATCTGAATCTATAGGTTATACCAGTTCTCAGTATACAGACTTGCCTGTTATATTTGAGCTATTCCTTATGAGAATAATTGCAAATGGAGATGCTTACTATTTTTCTCTGCCTTACGACACTATCAATAGAATAGTTGTCGAAAACCCTTTTATTCAGCTATTTGGATATATAGGTGGAAATGGATTTGTAAAAACCGTGTTCTCATATAACTATTTTGATAATGATGTAGGTAGATTGATATGGAAACAATGGTACCCATGGGATGATATTGCAAGAGGTCCAACAAGTCACTTTGATCTTGCAGGATATGTGTTTTTTGGATTTATTGGAAGCTTAATTATGACGTCTATTATAGGTTTTATAATAGGAAGGATTTCAAAAGCAAAGTATAAAAACTCAGGTTGCATGCTTCCATTTACATCTTCGTTTTTGGCTGTTTTTTATATTAGATCTTTGCAGCTACTGTTATCGCCTCCTGTTGGCATTGCTTATGTTGTTGATATCTCTGTATTTTTAGTGGCATTCTCTTTTGTGTTGCTATGCCTTAGATTTGCGAGAACTCAAAGATAACTTTTGCAAAAACCACCTCATTTAGAGGTGGTTTATTTAAAACACACACCACTAGTTTATAACTGATACATCACTTTACCAGCCGGTCCTTTAATGCATTTGAATATCGCGTTTGTGCTTGGCACCGCGGCCCAATCAGTAGCTCCATTAGTTTCGACAGAACCGGCTACGTACTTAACACCAGAATGATCACCACTAGACACCCGTACAATCAGGTCTCTGCCTAGTGGAGCACCATAAATGTTAGTAATAGCTACCGAAGAGCCGATTATATTATAATGAGTTGATGGATGAACTTTTGTTAAATCTACAATAGTGCTTTCTGTTAAGGTAATGAATCTTGCATCTCCACCGTCGTAACCATCAACCTTCGTTGGTGAATCCAGAAAAATATACACACGGTCATCGTCAGGGTATGAATTACCGTTAGCCTTCCCCTCTCCAAATAATAGCGCGCCTTCATTTCGTTTCCCACCGGAGTCAGACTCATAGAAACCAAAGGTACAGTTTGAAACACCGCCTTTGCCGACATAGATACCGTACAATTTTGTTAGGTCCTCGGCGGCTGAAATCCCTATCTCGCAATTACTTACATGTCCGTCGGTGATATGTACACATTCGCGGCTGGGAGACATTCGTATAAATTTACACCCCAATACACTAACAGCTGTGCAATCCAGATACATAGCATCTACACTACCTTCTGGTGCCAGGAATATATCCCCAGAGAAGCTAATGCTGTTACCTCCAGAACCCGTCATAAAATACGGAACCTGGTTTCTTGGTACATCTAGTTTCGACGACAGGTAACCTACATCGGTCGGTATGAATGTATTTTCTGAAAATTGAATTCTATAGCTTGCACCAAGGTCAATGGGTGCGCTTCGGTAAAAAAATCTATCATCCAGTGAGCCGTTTACTGTACGGGCTACTTCGAAATGGCAATGATGGAACGCTATGTTCCACGCATTAGTCATTTTAATAAAGTAAGGAGTACCCTCAAAATGACAGCCATTGAAATAGATATAGTTAGAGTCGTTAAGGAAGTGCACTGCAGGTTTATCTTGAGAACCGCTGAGCAAAAAAGTGCAGTTGTTCACGTATGTATCTTGAATATAGCCCACCTCCCACGCTTGATTTGGGAAGCGTTGGATATTTAAACCGGACATAATCCCTGTCCAACCTACATGGTTAGTATACAGACCCACGTCACAAGAGTCTTGCACACCCCATATTGCGAAGTCGCGCAATGTCATACCGAATGAAAAAACTGTAGTGCTATTAATTGACAACGTTCTTCCGGGGTTTACTTTAGACAATATTACAGACCCACGAACAGGCGATTCCTCGTGACCTGTAGAGGCTATGTCACGCAAACCACCGCTGCCTTCGCCATATAAGCTAAGAGCATAATCCGCCACAATTTCTGTATTTACCACGTATTGGCCAGATGGCAGAAACACGCCTGCGTTAATAAATTTAGCAGTGTTAATCGCAGCTTGTATCGCAGCGTAATCTTGGGTTTGTGTTAATGCGGTAACAAATGGATAAACCATCTGAGCAGCACTTAATGTGCTGAACTTTTCGCTAAGAGGATGATCTAAACCATCTCCTACGGCGCCAAAATCTTTAACAGATAGTATATCGTCAAGCTTATGTTGCAATGTGCGCAATGTTGCATGCAAAGTGTTGTGTATGTATCCCATCTTGCTGGGAAAATTTCCAGAACCAACATCATCATATAATCTTGCTTCAAACTGATCCGGATCATACTTCAGCACATTTGGGAATTTGAACTGCTGTGCACCATACGCATCATAAACAGCCATAGAATGGCCTTGCTCAGTTACGAATTTGGCAATCTGCCCGTTATATACCGGGTAACCAGCAGCATTAATGATGATTGGCTGTGCAACAGGAACGTGAGAACCATCTTCGTTCTCCACATAAACCTGAATCTGGTTTTCAGGATTTACCGGGTCAGTGTCAATTTTACCGATATAAATTTTGCCATTGGCTACGGCTTTAAAAGAACGCGCCATAGTGAAGAGTTGCGAAGGCATCGATACAATCACATTGGCTGTAATGTCTGTCATTTAATTTGCTCCAGATGCAAGGAATCGCCGCAGCGTGGCTACGGTGAATTTTGGGCATAAAAAAACCCAGCCGAAGCTGGGTCGTTGCGTTGGTTATCTGTCAGTAGTTATGTACTGAAGGAGGTAATTCTTTATTCTTAAGTCTCATCCATGCGGAAAGATTCGTTGGTCCGTCTGGCTCATTAATATCAACATCTCGTGTATGGTTGATTAAAACATCTCTCGCCATATCGATAATACGGGAGAACTCATAACCGCAGTCATGACATCTGCCGGAATAGTTCGATTGAATTTGTTTTAGCGCCGGATACAGTTCGCGGAATAATGCCTGTGAGCGGTTGGCATAATCCCATAACCATACAAGGCTGTTTGCTTCTTTTGCAGAAAGCTCGTTTGCTTTCTTCTCTTGTTTGCCGATTAACTCGCCTTCAAGCGGAACGCGAGCTGCAAGTGACAGAGCTTCGGTAAACTGCTCATCGCTGATTTCTTTGTATGAACACCCAAAATGAGATTTCAGTGACGACCACATGGTGATCATCGCCTTAGCCTGTTTTTCTTTTGGCAGAGACTGACCGCGACTCATGACGAGTTGTTTAATGGCTTCCTGCTGTTCAGTGGTGATTTTACCCGGCAACGCCTTTTTAGCTTTGCGTGGGTTAACTACATGGCCTTTAGTCCAGTACTCGTAGAGCACATCGTCACACTCTTCCTGATACTGGATTTCCTTGTCGCGGATTTCAGGGCGGACTTTGTTAGGACTGATGCTGTTCAACCAAGCTGCCAATTTTCGTAAAGCCATACAAATCATGGCTTGCACCCCACCGGCAGAAGGTATGGTGATTTCCACCATACCCTTCGAGAAGCGTTGAGAAATCTTCTTATGTTGAGATTTCCAGTCTAGCCCCATTCCCTCAACGATAGGTTTCATTGGGGTATACGGTTCGCCGTTGTGATTGACAACATAAAGCTCTGCGCCGTGGAATGGTACATTGATAGTAGATACTGCTGTTGCTATACTTTTCATGTCGTTAATTCCTATGCGTGGTTTTACGATACCGAAGCCCTGACTGTTCCCGCAGTTGGGGCTTCACTGTTTTGATTTCTTTGCCGCATCCAAGCGAATCACACCGTTATCCCCTCTCTCCTCAGGCTGTCCAGCACCCGTTTAATTACTTCTGCGCTGAATGAGCGACACTCTTCCTTTGCTTTTTCTTCAAGAATTTTTTCTAGCTTCTCTGGCATACGCAGTGTTTTTACCTTCATTGCATCCTCCGTTGTACGTGGTACGCATACATAGCATTTAGGTACGCATTGATAGTCAATAGATACCTACATATCCTGTGGTAAAAAATTATTCAGGATGCGCCGATGTCTGATCGTAAGTACAAAAACCCTCAAGTGAATCTGAGGCTTCCTGTAGAGATAAAGGAACGTCTTATTGAACTGGCTGAGGCTAATTCTCGTTCATTAAATGCTGAGATGGTCGCGGCACTTGAAGCGTGGACCGAAAAAAATAAACACATTCAAGCACTAGACCTTGCAACTATAGCATCACGATTGATAGATCTTGAACACGATGTTGAGACGCTAAAGACCATGTATGGTAAGGATGCAAAATGAATAAAAAACAGTTTATTAAGTCAACAACGTCAAGCAAGGAAGAGCTAGAGAAAGAGCTAAACTCCCTGAAATATGCTCTGTGTCTGGTTTACTCAAGACTGCCAATGGAAGATAAAAACGCCATTTACAATGAAATGATTAGCAGCCTTGATTTTAACGATAGAGACCTAGCATCCCACCTCAACAGCTTCCGCGTCCCTGAGTAATTCTGTTGCGGATTTGCTTCTTGCGGTGGTTTAAGCTGGAGAGCTTGGCTTCTGCTTCTGATATTTGCGCATCAAGATCTTTAAGCTCAAGATCTGAAAGTCGCTGGTCAAGCAGGGTTTGGTTCAACTCAATGTTGTTCAGGCGTTCTTCTATGGTCATGATTTCTCCTTGTTGAGGTTGATGTGAAACGATTGATTGTATACGCACTCTTTTGTTAGCTAGTAGCTTTGCTTAATCGCAAGATAAAGTTTCTGATTAATCCCTAAAAATCAAAAAATAAAGTTAAAACAGGTACATGATATGGAATGGATCATAGGATTTGTTGTTCTTATCTTCATAGCCAGTATGTTTAAACCAAGAAGTTGCGATATCTGTGGTGCTGGATTTAAGAAAAAGTACTTCACATGGACTATCGATGGAAAGAAACAGCATCTTTGTCCGTACTGCAACAGTAAAATGGAGAGACGCAACAGCGATAGGCGCTTTAAGGATCGATTTGGTTAACCATTTTATCTCCAACAAAAAACCCACCTGACGGTGGGTTTCATAATTAGATTTCTGGTTTCATTCTTCCGAAAACCTTTTCTATTCCTTTTTCGTATTCTTCTCTTGTCTCACTCATCGCTGCGACACCAAGAAGCTTACCGATATGCTGACGCAAAGCCTTGACACCAATTTCAGAAAGGAACAGATGCAACTTATCAGATTGTTTTCCGTTCTCGTCTCGGCTGGCTCGAATCTGTTCAAGGATTTTACCTTTACTCTTTGCTAGCGGGGTGTATATCTGCATGTTGGTTAGCTGCCCAAAACGAATAGGCCGTCCTTTCTCTGGCCTATTCAGGCCGTACAGTCGATACCACTCCTCGTATAGCTCATCTGGAAATTCCTTTTCATATTGACGAGCCTCTTCACGAACAAACGCTTTGAACTCGTCAATGACAGCCTGAACTTCTGGACGATAACCAGCAAGCGCATACGCAACCCCCTTAATTCCCGCCTTAGCGGAGGCATTAATAAGTCTCTGTGCTGCGGCGGCTGCCTTTAACCGTGATTGTGGTAGATCGTCATTATCTTTGGCTTCTATTAGTGCCCTACCAATATCAACAATTGCTGTAATGTCATAACCTAACGCTTGATGAACGGTTTTAGACTTCGAAGTAAGTTGAAATTTATAGGGATTTTCCATTTTTCGCTGCAATTCTAGATCTCGGTATTTGCTCATATACTGAGCGCCAAGCAGTTGATCTAAATCCCTGGCATGTTCACCAATCCCTAGCAACTGAGATAATCCAGTTTTCGTAACAACGACAGTTTTCGACTCGTCATCCAGTACATAACATTCAGCATCAATGCCAAAATCATCTAAAAAGTTACCACGATGAGTTGCCCTGAGAATCTTACTTTTCCATCTTGCAGCAGCTGCTTTCTTTGCTATTTCAGAACGCTGCTCTTTAGTCAGCGACTTTGCGCGAGCGATCCCGCCCTTAGCTTTCCCTTCGCCACTTTTCTTTTCAGTCATAATGCAAGCACCTTTGTTGTGATGTATGCTTGCATTATATACACTGTACACACATACAAGCAAGCATAAAACTAAAACAAAATGCTTGCATTACAACCGCGCTACTCCAACTACACATTATCATCTGGTATCCTGCTCAAAACTAAGGAGGTTGGTGTGCTTGAATGGTTTCTGTTGGCTGCATTAGTCGTTTCTGGTTTGGTGTATGAGTATCGAATGCACTCTCTAACAAAAAAAATAGGAATTCTAGAAAACGAATATTGTGCTCTCAAATCCTCACTGGAACGTGAGCAAGGGGACTTAAAAATCTCTCTGTCTAGCATTGAGCGTTCTATAGAGAGCTTAGAGGATAAGGTTGATCGTATAAAGAATGAGGATATTCATGATATTAAGGACGACATATCCTTCTTAAAATCTTGGTTGAAAAATGTTGGGAAAATTGCCACATCAACACGAGATAAGCTCAATCCATCCATGGATGACTAATTACTCCTGTGCCATTCCGCTTAGCGATGCCACAATTCCAGCTCTTGCTAAACGCTGGAACTCTTCGTTTCCTAGTGCCTCGCGTATTGCTTTTACGGCGGCCTTATTTGCCATAAATCTGCGTTCCGCAGCCGCTAATGCTTCTTTACTTCCGCCTGCTCTTACTGCTTTGGTGGCTTCCTGAACAGCTTTCTCTATCGCATATCGGCCACTACGTGTGGTGGCAATTTTAGATACAGCGCCTTTTAACCCAGCGCCAACTAAAGCACCCGCGGCAGCGCCTGCAATACCCCCTCCAGCGCCACCAACAATGGCACCTGATGTTGAGTTGGCAATTGCATTTAACACTGTTGATGTGACGTTGGATAAACCAGCATCCAGATCGCGTAGTACATTGGCAGTTCTCCCTGTTCTTTCAATATACTGCTGAGGTTTCACTGCTGCTCTTGCAAGAGTGCCATATGCATCAGCAATTCTTCCGAGTTCTGAGGAATATCTGCTAATGGCTTTTACATTTTGTGGGGTAAGTATCCCTGCGATATGGTTAATTCCTGCTGCATCAGCTTTGCCACCACGTACACCATGCGAGATAGCGTCTTGCAACATTGATGATATAGCAGGAACACGCTCTGATTCTGGCAGCGCGCGGATCATAGAATGGAACCCAGCAGGGCCATTAAGACCTTTAGCTGACGATGATTGAAGGGATTTTACTCCATTCGTAATCAGTGCATCTGTTGCCAAATCACGCCCGAAAACAGACTCTGCACTCTCTTGTGCTGATAACCTCGCTTTAGACAGATCATTAGCTTTCTGCCAGTCATCAAGAAATCCGCCGTTTTCCGCCATTGTGCGCATATCATCAGTAATTGCCCGGCGTATTTCCCCTGCTCTCCTTGCCGCATTTGCCTCTCCGCTACGCTTATATTTTTGCTCCGCATCAGCAAATTTCGCTCTCCATGCTTTCATGCCATCAAATGTTACTCCACCTTGATTGTTTGCCTGAACAAACTGTTTCATTTCAGGAGTAAGCGGTATGCCAGCAGATCGCTCTGCCTGAATAACGGCATTACCATTTAGCATTCTTGCTTTTTGATTTGGCATTGTTGACCGCACGTCATCCCATGCCGCGCGCTCGGCATCCTTCATCTGTTCAAGATTTTGAAGAATCCTTTGTTTTATAGCCGCACTTTTTTCTGATGCCGTTCCAGATGCGGCCCCAAATTCATCAAGGTTTCGACTTAACTTTGATGATATTTCGTTAAATGCTGCCTGATGGGCGTCCTGAACAATTCCTGGTGTTGATGCCAATGCGCCTTCGGCTTGTGCAATTCCACGACTTCCAGATCGCATTCCTGGTGTTAATGCGTTTATATCAATTCCAGCAGACTCAGCCGCTTTTGCTACATCTTCGGACACATTAGCGGCCTGACTGGCAATTGACTGACGCCCAGCACCTGACTTTGCCATCCTGGAAACATCATTAGCAGAATTCAGTGCTGCACCACCAAGAGCCTGTGAAACCCTTGGCGCAATAACGCGCCCGACACCTGAAAGAACGCCTTGAGCACCAATATTGATACCACCGTTAATGGCAGCATTTTGTGCAAAATCACCCTTCTGATTTGCAGCATCAGCAAGAGAACCTGCAATCATGTTTCCTGCGGAACCGATGTCTCCTGCGAGCTTTGCTGTCGCTCCAGCAGCTTTTGCCGCTGTGCCAATTGGCAGGAGATACCCACCAAATGTTTCACCGGCTTGCGCCCAACGGTCTGTCGGTCGATCGACAGGGCGATAAACATCATCCAAAACCTTGGGGCCACCAAGCCCCTGGCTGATTGCATTAATCAGACTTGCGCCACCCTGCAATACGTCAAATGGTATGTTTACCAGACCACGACCAGCCTGCTCTGCAATTTGCCCTGCACTTTGACCACCTGTGAGCCAATCGCCAGCTTGTTGCATCAATGATGGTTCTTCACGTGCTGGTTCATTATTGGCCTGATTAACTGTTTGTTGCTGAACAGCCTGACCAGCAAAATACTCATCAATGGCGGTGCCAATATCTTCCGTGCTCGTACCATCAGGGAAGGTAAATGTCTTACCGTTTGCAGTTACTTTCATCATTCCACCGTAAATTGAATGCCTGATTTTGAGGTATATGATCCAACCTGATTCCGTGGTTCTCCTGAAGGTGTCGAATCTTGTGCTGGCGCTGCGTCAGTATTCATTGACATATACCGCTTAACGGCACTCCCCAATGATTCACCTTTTTTAACATCCAACCCCAATATCTGACCGCCATTACGCGATTGTCCTGGATTGCCATTCGCGCTCATCCACTCGGCTTTAAACTCATTAAACTGCGCGTTTCGTCGCTCAAGGTTTGCCATCGCATCAAGCCATCTTGCGACCGTCTCAGGGTTATCCATGTCAGTTGGTGCACCCTGCCGAACGATCTCAACGTCTTTATCCGTTGCGGGGCCTGGAGGTAGGAATTTAAGAACCTGACTGTTAACAAGGGCATTTTGGCGGATGCGCAAATCACGCAATGTTGTATCGCTTCCGGTAAGTTTTGCGAACATGTTCTGTGCGTTACCGAACAAACCTGTCGTTGGTTTTTCTGCTCTGAACTGTTGAGCAAGCGCACTCATAGAATTGGCTGAGTTTGATGATGCTGTAGCATTGTTTACAGCCGTCTCGATGCCTTTTTCCATGTTTACTGACAGCTTAGGTGCTTCGCTAATCAACTGCTGAGCCTTTTCCTGCGCTTGCTGCATCTTAAACCCGAACTCTTGCTGATCCAGAGCCAAGCGTTGTGCTGCGATATTGTGCCCAGTCATTGCTGACTGATAGGAAAGGTTTTGCCCTCTCGCCTGAAGTGCTTCTCCAGCCTGATTGCTGCGGATTGTCTCTGCCAGTCTGCCTCGGTCAATCTCACGACCAGCCATCTTGTCCTGAACATTGAAGTAATCAATCGGACCAAGCGCAGCCATCCCAAGGTGATCAACAAACTCACCAAATCCTGAAGGATTCTGCTGATACATCTGAGCAACGTTATTAGGGTCAACACCGACGCGCGCCAGTTCCTTGGCGTTGTTTTGCAGCCATGATTGCATTGCTTCTGGAGACGAGGCCGCAAGGCGTGCGCCAGCCGCTAAGGTGCCGATAGAATTGCGCTGGTCTTCGTCAATGAATCCCATGCCTTTACGAACGGATTCAATCTGGTCTGGATATTGAGTAGCCAACTGACGCAAAGCACCGCGATCACCAGACGCATAAGCATTAGCGTATGCCTGCTGAAATTCTTTCTGCCGCTGAGCCTGCTTTTCCTGCTGAAACACCCCCGCAATACCTGAAAGACCTTGCAAAGCAGTCAGCCCAACATTGTTAGCGCCTGAACGCTCAATATCATTGTTCTGTCTGATAAGCTGAAGCGTATTGCCGATGTCATTTACGCTCGGAGCGTTTGAGTTGACACCACCGATACCAGCCAACAATCCGCCATTTGTTCCTTGCCAAGTAGCCATGATTACCCCTTAAAACAACGATCCAAGCAGGCCAAGTCCGCCGCCAATTGCCGCACCTAATCCAGTGCCAAGTCCGGGAACAATAGAGCCAAGAGCAGCGCCAGTCATAGCCCCTGAAGCTCCGCCGCTAATTGCTGTCTGAAGACCTGATGGTTTATTGGCATTAGCAGCGGCAAGAGCCGCACTTTGCTGCGAAATCTGACTCATGTTGTTGGCATATGTCTGCCCGGCGTTTGCCTGACCTTGCAGTGCGCCAAGACCAATATTTGCCAGATTCTGGTAGTTGTTCATCTGACCAGACAGCCACTGCTGACCAAGCGTTGGTGCGATTGTTGCTAACTGATTACCGGTTGCAGTGGAACCCAATCCACCTGTTGCTTCCGCTGCAGCCAGACTCTGATAGCGAGCCTGACCAGCAAGATCTTTGTACTGCTGAGAGTTGTAATACTGGTTAAGTGCCTGACCTTGTCCCTGAAGAGAGGAAAGATTCTGCAATTGTGATACGTACTGCTGAGCGAGTGGCGTGAACGGAGCAAGGTTTTTCATGATCGTCTGCCACTGCTGATTTTGCAGGTCTGCGGCATACTTCTGAGCTTCTGCTGCATACTTTGCGCTTTTATCAGAACTGCCACCTTTCCCGCCTTTTTCAGGGCAATAAGGTTCCTCGCCGCGCAGTTTTCTGCCCAGCTTAAATGCATATAACATGGCTATCTCCCGTGATTCAGGAAGTCGATTAGTTCTTCGCGTGTTGCGCTGTAAAAAGTCACATCATCCACGCCTTTGAAGTATTTCTTGATGGTTCCTACACGCTTAAGGCCAATCATTGCGCAGTACATCTGACCGTGGCGGAATTTACGTGCAGCGAACGATGTGACGCACTGAACGGTGGTGTTAGTCAGAATGTATCGCCAGAACGCCAGACCGATTTCCTTGCTGAAGCCGCGAATCTCTGGCAGGTACATGGCGTGGCAATCGAATGTCAGCGGCTGAATCTCCTGATAGTAAACAATGCCGCCGAACTGCCCGTGCACGTTCACCTCAAAGTAACGGCATTCAGGTTTGTAGTCGTATCCATCACCGTTGTTGCTCCCGGCAATAATGTCAGGGTGATTTCCGACTGCTTCGATCAGGTCGATGTTTCGCGTTGGTTTGAATGTAATCATCAGTCAATCAGCCCATGTAATCTAAGTGCTGTTTCAAGCGCCAGAATACGCTGCCGCGCCTGCTGCAAACCTGTAGCGAGAGCCGCGACTTCGGATTGTGTGTACGTAGTGCCGACCGTGTATGACTGGTTAGCGTTGAATGAGCCAAGAAGAGGTGTACCTGTGGCTGCAGTCCATCCGGTATTTCTTGCTCCAACAACCTGAATTCCATCAACTGAATATGATGTTTTTACATCCAGCGGTGACGCAAGAGACTGCGATTCGGTTACGGTTTTCGATACGTAATCACTCTTAATGTCAGATACATCGCTTTCTACGCCATCCAGTCTTTGGTCAACAGTGACCAGATGCGCCTGAATATCGATAACCTCATCCAGCAAGTAATCAACATCGCTACGCAGTACGACTATCTTCCCTTCGGCGGTTGTTAACCTGACCTCAAGGAGATTTATCGCTTTTGTGTTTGCGGTGATTCTTGCATCGTGGTCAGCCAGTTCGACATCCTGTTCATCGTTTTTCACCTGAGCATCGTAAGCGCCCTGTCCGGCCTCGTTGGCCTTGTTAGCCACGTTACCAACATCAGTGCCCTGTGCGATAACGTAAAGCAGATACGACTGCGAGAAGATATTGCGTGGAAGGACTGATGTGTCGAGCCGTGTAGCCTGAATGATTACCGGCACATTGAGATTCGAATCCGCCATTACTCAATCCTTATCTGGCAGCCTGAGAGAGTGACAGGTGACTTAGTGATAACGCGCAATTTGAAGCCGACATTTTTCCTTATTCGCCCGACACGCTTCCACAAAACGCGTTTGTCGTAAACGAACGGTTCATTCTGCTCAATCATCTGCTCACGCCCGTAATTGATGCCGTCAGTGGTTGCAGAGAGAAAAAGGCGGTCAGCGTACTGCGCAACTCCAGTTGACGATTCAACTTCAAGGTCGAACACTCTGGCGTTATCCGCTTTGAACAGAGGAGTAAACAGCAGATGTTCCTGTTGCTTGTCGTACTGGCTGCTGATGTCGAATTGCAATTTCCCGGTCATGGACTCCAGCTTATCGCCGCACGTTATCTGATTGCCTTCGTAAATGAAGTCGATAGCGCGGTACACATCGTCATACAAGCCAGTTTTCAACACACACCATTGCGGACCATTGGCGCTTGAAGATGCGTCGTACACGAGGACGTGGCGCGGAAGATGGATAATCAGCAACTCATGCGCATCAAATCTCAGAGACTCCATCACGCCATCAGCCAGTTCATCAGCAGTGTAGGAGCGGAGGATTTTCTCAATGCTCGCGCTGGCGATTGGTGATACCTGACCGGAGCCGATGATATATACAGACGGCGCACCTGTTGCCGGATTGCTGATGAACGCATACGAGTCAGCAAACGGCGTTTTGCAGTAAGTCCCGGCAATGCCTTTTTGCACCATCAGTGATGGCTGTGCGACATACAAAGCAGCACCAACTGTGGTTGCACCAGTCAGGGAGAAATATTCAATCGTCGACGAACCAAAGCAGACTATGAAGTCTCGCCATGTGCCGATACCGATGATGCCGTCCGGCTGCGATTCTGCGCGATATTGTGCGCTGTAACGGTCAGGATGCGATTCGTCTTCAAGGTCAGTGATAAACCATGAATCAGTTCCGTCTTTTGACCACGCATAACGCCCACGTAAGCGCGTAATGTCACGGACCGAACCTAACTCATACTGCGTGAATCCGCTGTCCGCAGGCCAGTTTGAGACTGTTTTAACCGTGCCATCATAGCGATACTCGACCAGTTGACCATTAACACCTACCGCCTGTGATGTCCGATCATGCGCCATTGATACACGACCACTTCCGGCGACGTCACCGACTTCGCTTTCGCCTTTGTAGAGCTTGCCGCCACACACACGATAAACAGCATTCTGCGCCATGTTGTACTCGACGCCGCGCGATACACCGTTCACATCAGAGCGTTTGGCAATGCCCGG